TTATTCTACTATCGGCTCCAGTTTACTTTTCAAGCTGCTCGCTGTTGATTTATGCCCTGTAAATTCTCCTTTTGTTATTGGTGGCCCTGCTCCCTGATCTTTATGACCGTGTGTTTCTAAGCTTTGGTTTATGTCTTTAACCAGGCTTATTAAATCAAGGAGGACTTTAGCTACATTCACTGAGCTGTCACCCAACCAAACTGTTTTTCCTTCGACCTTTGCTAGTTCTGTCGCTTTTGCATACAGGGTTTTTAAGGTTTCTAAATTCATATTTTCAGTGGCGTGGGCGCTGAACTCTTTTTGTGTTTTTAAGTTCATGTTTTCGGTTGCTTCAATATCAACCTGTTTTTTACTGCCGAGTAGTAAGCCCTCTAAAGCTACAATTAAGGCTTTTTCGCCGACCACGGTTTTTAAGGCGCCCATTACCTCTGTGATTTGGTTGCCGTCTATTTTTATTGTGTCATGGCTGGTTATATTGGTGCTGCGTTCGTGGTAGTTTTGTTCGCTTTTGCGTGCTGTTGTTTTGCTCGTGTCACTGGTTTGGGTTATATCGCCGTCAGTGGTTAAGTGCCAATTGCCGTCACGCCCTTGTAGTTTACTGCGGTTATTTTGTTGCGAGGTTACGTCGGTGCGTTTGTGTTCTGGCACGAGACTTTGCCATGGTAATAAGTTGGTGATCACAGGATGGCTATTTAGTCCATCGATGTACTGTATTAAACACTGCATGCCTGGCATAGGTTCGTTTAATAAACCATGATCGGATGCTTGCCCTGTGCCGAGTGTTACTTGCTGAAATACGGGCACGGCTAATGGCTCGCCTGTAAGCGGATTTAATAGCTGTACATCGGCGGCTTTTAGTGGCCTAAATGGCGTACTGATTGAAGCGGCATCACTTGGTAGGTCGTATATTTTTTCTATACGCGCCAATTGCGGCAGGTGTTTACGCTCATTGAGCTCAGGAAAATAGCGCTGTATTAGGCGTTTAATGGCGTGTTTGACCATCGTATGTGCATCCTGTCGTTGATTAAGGTTACTTCTGTTATATGTCGCCCGTTTAGTTTTATGCCTGGTCTTAATTTTGGTATGGCGATTAGTTCGCCTGTGGTTGAGCTTTTGGCGGTTATTGTGTGCTCTGGAAAGTCGTTAATGATTGCCTGCGGCCAGCGGGAATCGTGCCAACTGCCTACAAATATTTTGCCGTCTGGGCGCTGCTGAAATATAAAATCATTAATGCCCCATACTTTTCCTATTTGCCGGAGTGCTTCAATGCCTGTACCGCTGTGATAAAACGCAGGCGTCACGTGATTTAGGTATTCAGCATTTTTAGGAGTTACAAACTCAATGCCGAGTTTTGTTAGCTCATCAAGCACCGCTTTGATTGTTGCGTGACGAACCGCCAACGGTGCAGCGAAACTTAACGCGCCTATTAGTTCGCGGCAGGTTAAGTACCATCGGCCGTTTGCTTGGTGCTTTGATTCTATGACACCGAGAAAATACGGGATCATATTATCTAGCGTGTACCCTAAGTGCAGTTCAACCAATCCGCTGGGCGCTTGCTCTGTGACCACTTCAAACTTTGCGCGACCGGTACTGGCAATATCAAGCTGCACAGTTTTAGTTACCACGTTGGTAACGGGCTGCCCCCCAATTTTTAAGGTATTTGATAACCGTGCGGTCATGGTCCTTCGACCTCGTTGAACTTATTTTGTACTTCGTCGTTACTGGTTGTGGCTTGCGCGGTGGCATTTTGATTTGCTTCGCCATCTAGCTGCTGTTGCTCGCGCTCGGATACAGATTGCACTTCTACGAGCTTAAATGCCACTTGCCAGCCGCGCTTATCTTCAATCTCCGTGGTTTTTAATTCACCATCAAATTTGGCTTTACGTATTTTGTAGGCTTGTGCGAGTGCATTATTAATTGTGTAAATAATACGGGCGCCGTTTTCGTCTAGCGCTTTTGCTTTGCTGATCAATAATGCTAGATCACTTTCTTGCTCAAAAGGAATTTTTGTATTTACGGTGAGTGTACCGGGCTTTACGCCTTGATCACTGCTCAGTGCAAAGCTACCAAACCCTGACATGTCGCCGCCGGCTAATTTGATGCCTGCATTTACGCGGGTTTCAAAGCCTGGCACATTCCAACCGTCTAGCGCGATGGTCATAACACCCCTTTAATTTTATTAAGTTCGCCCTGTTCGCCAACGAATAAACACAGTGCCCAATAACGCTCATCACCGCCTTTACTCGCCACTGAATCAGCTAACTTTTTAGCTGTGCTGGCTGTCATTAATTGCATATCTACCCCGCTACGTTGGGCAGTAAATTGCGCTTGATTTAGTCGCTCGTCGCGGGCTGTTTTTAACTCTGCGGTTTTGGTGAGTGCATCATCAATCGTGGTAATTAATTGCTTGCCGCTGTCATTTACTGTCGCGAGTTCGTCAGCTATTTGCTGATCACGCATTGGTAATAGGTTTTGCAGGGTGTTTATTTGCCACTCTAAGCTTTGGCCGTCATACATTGAGAGCTTGCTTTGCTCTAACGTGCTGTGACTTTTGGCGTATTGCGTGCAGGCTATAAACTCAGGGATTGGGCAATATTCGTTTATTAATTCCAGCTTACTGGCAAGTGTTGCGGGATCGGTTGCACTCACTGATAACAATAAACCATTATAGTTTGTGGGTTTATCAGTGCGCGACGCGTCTTTAATGGCTAATGCAAGCAGCTGCGCGCCCACTTGCATGGAGCAAGGGGCGGCAGTGTGGTGATAGCACAGCGCTAATTTATGCATTATCAGGCAATGGGTAACGTGCTTTTATTTCAGTTACCTTATCTTTCCACACATTGAATGACTCCGGCGTGCCATCAAATTGCGCTGCCATAAATAAAGGATCTGATTCACGTTTATAAGCGACTGCGCGCTTTTCAATATTTTGACTTAACTCAAATTGCTGCTGATTTAATACAGAGTTGATTTGTTCTTGGTCCATACCTAGCGCTTGCATGTATTCGCTGCTTGTATTGCTGTGGCTTACGCCTTTGAAAATGTATAAAAACATAGTTTTACCTTCTTAATTGTTAGTTATGCCCGCGCTAACGCGCGGCGTTCAAGCTTCAATAACCAATTACGCAAAGAAAGCGGGACGAAATCCGAGGCTGCTGAACGTAATCGAGCGACTATTAATTACGGCTAGCACGCCCAAGCCAGCATTCGAGCCACTGTCCCAGCTGCCACCACGCATCGGGAAACGATTACCATAATTTCGGCAGTAGATTGCGCCTGCTACGGTTGTGGTTGATTCAGACTCAATAAGCAAGCGACGTAAAATTTCAACCTTTTGATACGTTTCTGATTTTGTAATTGCTGCGAAATGATTGTTTAATAAATGTGGGTTGTCGTCATTGTCGTCACCGACTGGGCCATTGCGGTTTGTAATTGCACTGTTAAGCACTGGAGATCCAGCGCTGCCAGCGCCTTCTGTGTTTGCAACTGGCGAATCAAAGTACGCTGAATGCTTGATCCAGTTTTCTTCAATCACCGCTGGGTTATTATCGAGCGTAGTAATGATCTGCCCTTCGTCTAGCATCATTTGGTCTAGCCACTCCAATGCATTACCTACCAAATCTTGAATGCCCCATTCTGTGTGATCATGCGACCATGTTGCTGGGCCTTTGCCTGTGTCGGTTCTGGCAAGTCCTGATGTATCGCCTGGTATGCCGCTATCGCTACGGCGTGCGGTTTCTAATTTGTTTTCGTGGCTGCGGCCGTAGTTTGTATTGCCGCGTGGTACTGTGTCGTTAGCAAGTGACCATAGCGCGATTGCAGCCCATTCATGAATGCTCATCATGTGCCAGCCTGCACCTTTATTGTTGCACAACGCTTTTGCTACATCGTAGTTAACTGATGTACGAGGTTGTACACCGCCAACTACGGAACAGCCGCCATTCGCGCCTGATGATGCTAGGTATTTTGCAATGAGCACCTCACCCATTTGCTCGCCATTACGTTGGAACATGGTTGGCGTACCTGTGCCTAGCATTAAGTCAACGCCAAGGCGATCAAGTATTGCTTGGTTAATGTCTTCGTAGTTAAAACGCGGGATGCGCACCATGACATTTGGGTTGCCCTGTTCGTCTATTACTACTGTGTTACGACCGCCTGATGCGTCTTCGATTGCTTTGCGGTAGCCGTCTGATGCAACGATTGCCAGTTGCGCCGAGTTTGCAGCAACTTGCTGATCAAGTGCGGCCTTTTTACTGTTGTAGTCGCTGGCTAGCGCGGCTGTTTTTGCATCAATTTCGGCGGCTTTATTTTCTACCGCTGTAACCACACGGTCTGCCGCTGTTACGATTTCGTTGATTTGTTCAATGCTCATCATAGTTCCTTAGTAAATACTGTAAAATCTGACATTAAGAAAAAGTTACGCAACGTGCGGTACATGTTATTTACCTGCGCGGTTGCTGTGGTTAGCGATAGCGCGTTTAGCGCATCAATTTGCGGGCTGTAATCAAACATCCATGATTGTGCAGGGATTGTGATACGAGCCAGTGCCGCCGCTGCTGCAAACTTAAGAACAAACGATCGGTTATGTACGTTATTCACGCCTTGTCGTTTACGCTGTAATGGTAAGTAATCGACGGCTAATAATGTGCCGTCTTTTGTTACTAGACCTATCCAGTTGTAGTCGAAGTCGCCAACGTCCTGCTCAAGAATTACTGCCCAGGCGACGGTATTTGCATCCACATAGCCTTTTGCATCAATATCGCGTCTGTGTGCGATTTGTAGCGCACTGGGCATTTTTTCGTTCGGGTTACGCTGTGCACTTTCGTTTAGATTTGGTACGTTTGCTAATACCAGCTCTTTTACATCTAGCCCTTTATCCTCTAACGCGCGGGTTGTAATATAACGTTTGCCGGCGTTGGTCATAATGCCGGTGATCGCTTGGGTCATAATGGCTCCTTGGCGATACTGACACCGCCCTCTTTACTTAAAAATCCATAGTGATGATGTGCGGCAATTACATGCTGTACATCGGTGGTGATTGCTTGGTGGTCTGTATTACTAACAAGGTTGTCGCACCCTAAAAATTGATACAGCTGCTCCAGTGGTAATGTATGTTTTACGTTGTGTGTAATGGCATGCAGTGGCGCGTGGCTACTTTCATTTTGCAAATCAGTAAAACCGTGACTGTATTGCTGCTGGGCTTTATTTTTTGCTGCTAAATGCAGTGGGTGATCAATGTGGCAGCTATCCCACTGCACATGCGTTAGCCCCAAACTTAGCGATACATCCGCTTTGTTATGCACGGTTAATTCATAGCGGCGACATGTGCGGCCATAAAGTTGTATTAACTCTGGGAGTAAGTCGGTATTCCCCGCCAATGTTGAATCAGTCATATCAATGGCGATAATGTCCCAATCACGGCCGTCGAGTCGTTCGCGAACATTAAGTACTTCTAACCCAAGGCGCTCAAAAATGCTTTTAACGGAGGCGACTTCGCCGGCATCAATAGTATTCACCAATGCATGTTGTACGCGCTTACGGTATAAATCTATTGGCTCGTCGTCTAAGCGGTTCGTTAAGCGCTCCCATGCAAGGAACCCGAGTACGGGCTCTTCATTTTTCGATTCGTCTTTTTGGTTTACAGCCCATAAAACGTAGTTACGCGATTGCTCCCAATAGCCGGTGGCCGCTTTTACAAGTTTTTCGGCGTAGCCTTTGTTTAACCAGGTGGCGATTTCATTAGCCATTTGCCACCTCATTAACGGTTAATGATGTAAGCACAGGTAGCCAGTTCGCGGCGGTTATGTCGTCAATATCAAATTTAATTGATTTAAGTTCACTAAATTGTTCATGGCACTCTGCTATTAATTGGCTAATGCTGAATACCGTTTGATGCGCGACGCGTGTTGGCGCATACGCTGCATTTTGACGAAAAGCGGCGTGTATAAACGTGGTTAAATCGCTTTGAATAGCAGGGCTATTATCATGGAGTTTATACGTGGCGGTGATATTAAACCCCGTGGTCGCCATGGCGTAGACCATAAAGTCGTCCCCTAGTCCGTGGTGGCCTGCGGTACGAACATGCTGATTGATGGCACTAAGTAATGCCGTTGGTACGGGGCCAACGTCTAAATAAATATACGCATTGGCGGTGCCTGGACCACGCGGGGCGTTTACTTCAATAACGATGTTATCGATTGGTACTGCAAAGCTGGCAATAATTTGCTTGTATACAGCGTTAATATGCCAGCGCGCGGCGGTGCCAAATACATTGCGGATACGCAAACGATAATGCTCGGTGCTTTCATCGTCAGAACCTGGCTTAATTAACCAATCGTCATGGTTTGTTACTGTGATCCCGTCTTGTTGTTCTTTAAAGTAACGATAGGCATGCGCGGGTAAGTTAAAAGCTGCGCCTGTATCGAGAGCTTCAGCGTGTGCATACGCGGTGCTTTGGCCGTCGCTAAAATAAACATCTTGCATCAGAGTAAGCGTGTACGCTGTATCGCCGAGCATATCAGTCACCACTTGCGTACCGGCAACAACAGAGCTTTCTCCTTGGGTATTGAGTCGCGTAAACGTGAGTATGCCTTGTGCTTTTACGCCCGCTTGAATAAATACATTACGCGCGGGGCCATGGCGCTCAATCAATGCGGTTCGGCTGGCGGTCATAATAAATAAGTCAGGCATTAGCTGCGTTGCTATCCAATTAAATAACTGCACAACGGGTTTAGTGATCAGCGCTTCAACGGTTCGCCAGAACGGGCCAAACGGTGAGTTGTTAGCAACTTGGATGTTTTGTTCTTTTAGCTGTACTTGCCACTGTATTTGCGCGGTCTGCTCATCCAGTGGCAACCCCGCTTTTTGCATCAGTGTTTTAAAGTCCACTTTGTAGGCTCCCGTATTGGCGCGTTTGTGCGGTGATGTTTAGTGTTCCGTCGTCATTGCGGTACACATTTATTGTGCCCGGCTTGATACGGTCGTCTTGCTCGGTGAGTAATTCAATGTCCGTTAAAATCGGCGCTATGCCGTTTTTATTACGCAGGCCAATAAGCTTTACCAGTAAGCCGCTTTCTAAAATTCGGTGCTTTATGTCTTGGCCTATTACATCGGCTTTTTTTAATGTGCGTGGGCTTAACGAGTCATTGAGTACAAAGTCGTTATCTTCAATCGCTAAATCAATATGAAGTGCAATATCAAAGTTCATTAGCCTGCGAGCTCCATCATTTGTTCAAAGCTTTGCGCTATGTCGTCTGACTTAATCGTTAAGCTGTCAATGTGCACACTCTTACGGTTATCGCTGTCGCTTGAACTACTGCTGTTATGTGTATTGCTTGTTAGGTTTTGTAAAAACGCAGACTTTTGCACTTTGGCTTTATAGCTATTGCTTTGCTGTTGCTGCTCAGTACTCAATTGGTCCACTTTGTAAGCACTGGCGTTAGCTACGTTGGTAATTGCCTGATCTGTTTTTACCTCTGGCAATGGCTGTAATGGCGCTGCGCCTTGATTAACACGGGTAAGTTGCACGTGTTTACGACTGTAAACACGTGAATTGGCCGCGTTAGTAAAATTGTTAGCTGTGCTGGCAACGGTATTTTGTGGCGCAGATTGCGGTGCGAACAGTGTTGATTGTGCAATATGGCCAGCATAGTTATCGGTGGCTAGGTTGTTTTGTAATACCGAGTTAATTCCGCTGTTATTGATATTGGCCGTTTTAGCGCTTGTTGAATAAGCGGCATCGTTTGCAAACATGGTGACTGCGTTGGTTGGAGCATTCGCTACAACTGAATTTACGGCGCGGTTATTTAACGCGCTGGTTTGAGTAAGCGCGTTATGTGATTGGTTTGTAGCAATGCTATTTTGCAATGTTGAGTTAGCTGCATTGCTCATTGCTGTGCTTGTTGAATACACCGCATCGTTAACAGCCGAGTTAATGGCGCTGTTATTTAACGCGCTGGTTTGAGTAAGCGCGCTATCTGTTTGGTTTGTAACAAGGCTATTTTGCAATGTTGGGTTAGCTGCATTGCTCATTGTTGTGCTTGTTGAATACACAGCATCGTTAACAGCCGAGTTAATGGCGCTGTTATTTAACGCGCTGATTTGAGTAAGCGTGCTATCTGTTTGGTTTGTAACAAGGCTATTTTGCAATGTTGAGTTAGCTGCATTGCTCATTGCTGTGCTTGTTGAATACACAACATCGTTAACAGCTGAGTTAACACCGCTGTTATTGATATTGCCCGTTTTAACGCTTGTTGAATAAGCAGCATCGTTTGCAGCCATGGTTACTGCGTTGATTTGAGCATTCGCTACAACTGAATTTACGGCGTTGTTATTTAACGCGCTGGTTTGTGCGTTCGTGTTACTTGTTTGGTTTGTAGCAATGCTATTTTGCAATGTTGGATTAGTTGCATTGCTCATTACTGTGCTTGTTGAATACACTGCATCGTTAACAGCCGAGTTAATAACGCTGTTATTGATGTTGGCCGTTTTAGCGCTTGTAGAATAAACAGCATCGTTTGCGGCTGTGGTTACTGCGTTGGTGTGTGCATTTGCTACAACTGAATTTATGGCACTGTTATTTAACCCGTTGGTTTGTGCCCGCGCGCTATTTGTTTGCTCAATAACCTGACTGTTTTGTAATGCTGAGTTGATAGCGTTATTCGTTTGGCTTTCGTTCAACTGCGTTCGCGTTACAAACGTGGCGTCGTTCATAGCAGCATAGTGAGTGCTGGCTGTATTATCTGGTACTTGCGCGGCTTTATTGATCACGGCTTGGCCATAGTCGCGGCTGAACGCTTGATCTGCATTTTGCATAACTAAATTACTAGGCTGAGCACGGTTAATGTTTTCGTGTGTTGAGGTTGCCTCTGTTTTTATTTTTGCCTCGGTATCGTCAATCAAGCCGAGTTTTTCAAGCACCCATTTAACACTATCAATTACCCCATTAAAGGCCGCTTTCACACTATCAAATACCGCCATTAATACTTTTCCCCACGCGGTATTTTGAAACGCAGCCACTAAATCATCCCAGTAATAAATAAGCGCCCCAACTGCTGCGATGAGCGCAATAACACCTGCTACCACCCACGTAATTGGGTTTGCCCAAAGTGCCGCATTAAATAGCCACGTAGCCGCTTGACCTGCGAGCATAACCGCTTTAAATGTGCCCATGGCAATGGCCGCCGCGCCCATCGTGGCAATCAGTGATAAAAAGCCCAATACACGCAGTGCGATTAACGCCCCCTGCCATAGTTTTGTTAATACGGTTAAGCCACCTGTTAGCGCGGCACTTGAAACAAGCGCCATTTTATACAGGCCCATCGTAAAAATAATGATGCCATGAACCGTGATCAGCGCGACGATAACCACAACGAGCGTTGCAATAACGCTTGATAAAAACGGGAATCGTTCAGTCAGTGACACAATGCCCGCAAAGCCGGCGGCGAGCATTTCAACGAACGGCTCAACCACTGGCAACAAACGCTGTCCTAGTGCTATGGATGCAGCATTAAATGATCCACTTAATTTGTTCCATGGCGTTCTCATATCGTCTGCCATTTTTGCAACGTTTGCCATACCGCTTACGCTGCCTAAGTCTTGAACCTGATTGTTTAGCCCATCAATATCAGTTATTAATAATTTAATTAATGATGATGCTTCAGCAGAACCGAACGCGGTTGCTATTGCATCGATATCCGCTTGCTTGGTTAATCCATTTGTTTTTTCATTTATTTTTTGAAGTATATCTACCATCGGTAATAGCTTTCCTGAGCTATCGGTAAAATCCAAGCCGAGTGCTTTTTGCGCTTTACCTGCTCCAGCTTCAAATGCTTTATATTTTGTTGCTGATTCGCTACCACTCATAGTCGATTGCAAACGCCCCATTACTGCGATTTGTTCTGCCAGTGGCGCAGACGATGAGGCTCCCAAAGCACTGAACGCGGAAGCCATTTCTTTACCGTCAGTTTTATAATCTGTTACTGCCTTAGCGGTAATGCCTGCTATATCTTCCGCCCACTTTACTTTGCCCATTTTATCGGCTGTTGATTTAAATACGCCGTACATCGTTCCCATGTAGTCGGTCACTGTTGCGGCATCAGCTTTGGTGGCTTTCGCTAGGGTGTTTGATATTTCGGTTACTTTTGATAGTTCGTCGCCTGTAATTCCTGACATTGCTGATTGAATGTCGTAAGCACTGCGAACAAAGTCGGATGCGTTGCCGCCAAAGTTAGCGGTAAACTCTAATGAAGTTTTGTTTAATTTCTGTAATGATTCGTCAACTACGCCAAGCGATTTCACCTCACCTAATGCGGCGGCCTGATCAATTGCAGGGGCAAGTGATTTAGCCAGGGCGTAACCACCGCCAACGGCTGTGGCTGCGCCGCGCATCATTTGGTCTTGTGCAGCGGCGGTTTGCTGGCTCAGCTGATTAATTTTAGCCATCACTTTATTAACCGGACCCGTCACTTTGTCGATGATCCCGATTGAATAAGTAAGCTTGTCTAATTTGCTGAGTGTTGCCATTAATTACTCGCCGCCTAATGCTGTACAAATGCCGTTATTTACGGCGGTTACAAAGTTTTCTTGCTGTGATTTTTCTAGGTAAAGCGCCTGTGCCAAGCTCTCGTCAGTGACTGGTACATTGCCAAAATATTTAGCGTGGTATGCCAGTAACTGATCAAGCCTGCTTTTGCCTATTTGCTTGGCTCGGCTTTCGATTTTTTTACCATAAAATTAAACTCGGGTTGGTATTCTTCAACAATGGCACCCACTAAAAACAAGGCGGCACCCGGTTGCTGTACCAGCTCTTTGAGCTTTTTAGCGTCGGCTTCAACCACGGTGTTTAGCAAAAAGTTAGTTGCCGGCTGCACCTTATTGTTCGGCTGAGTCGAGTTAATGTATTTGTTGTAGTCAGCGCCATTGACGTTAAATGTAATGTCGCCAACGGGTGTTTCTAATGCAATGTGTTTCTCAAACGCCATGATCAATACTCTCTTTAATATCTGCTTGCTCTAGCAGTGTGTAGGTAAAATAAGGGCCATACTTGGCTGCTGATTGCTCACACAAAGCAATAAATTCATCAAAGTCATTTGGGTTTGCAAACACCTGGCAACCGGCAGACCATTTATCAACGTGCGTTGATGTGACCTTGCTGTTTGCGCGGTGGCAATTAATGCCAAAGTAACCTTGTTGTAGTACTGCTTGGGGTGTGACGTCCGTGTCTAACTCGGTGTCGTGGTTGTGGTCTCGTAGAACAACAACCGGTTTATGTTGTACAAGGGCGCGGTATTTGCCCTGGTGATAACCCAATGTCCACAGGCTTTTATGCTGCCCTGCAATGAGCACCGCTGTGCCATCTACGTTCATTGGGTGTTTACGCCAGTAAATACCGGCATCTGTTGTGGCTTTAAACTGCTTTAACTGCCATTCGCCCCCTTGCTGATACAACACACACATTGCGTCATTAAACGTATTAGCACGGGTGTTTGCATGGCGAATACCTATAATGTTTAGGTTTAGTTCACCTTCAAACACCTTATGCCCACACGCTTGCAGTGTGCTTAATAGTATTGCTGGGGTTATGTTGCGAATGGCTTTAGTCATTACAGGTCTCTCACTTCATCAGCGGTTAGGTACGGCACGCCGTTAATTTTGACAAAATCAGGGCTGGTGATCGGACACTTGATTGAAGTGGTGTCTTCTTCACCGCCATCAGCTTTAATGTTTAAAATCTCATCTAGCTGCGGCAAACAACCAAAGGCTTCAACGTTCTTTTTGCCTGCGGCTACTTCGGCATTAAATGCCACATCAAACGGTTCAATGCCTTTCCAACTGCCAGCTTGCTCTGCTTGGGCTTGCACTAATAACCAGTTTTCGTGATCGAGTTTTAGCGTTACTTCGCCTTCAACGTCGCCATCAATAAACCCTTTTGGAATACCACGCACTTTTTTAACGGTGCGCCCATCCGTAATTTTGCACGTGGCTTCCATAACGTGAACCATCGAGCCCCCGATAAAAATATCGAAGTCTTTACCGCCTAATACCTTTTGCATGTTCGCGCTCCTACTCTGCGTTATCTAACATGATCCCAACAATAATGGTGTTGGGTGAATCGATTGGCTTAACCTTAAGCACAACTTGCAACGTGGTCGCATCCATAAACGTGAGGTTAATACTGTCGTCTTTTGGGGCGTGAATTAAACCAGGGAACTTGTCAGCGCCAATGTTGACTGAGCGCGCCATATCACGCAGTGGTTTACCCATAATGCGTTTACCAAATTCAATACCAGTGCTGCTATTGTTTAAGCGGCGGTTTTTAACATTTTGAATACCGATGATGCGAACAGAGCGCGCGGCTTTATCGACAATGCGCCCTATTTCAATTTTTTGAAAATCACCGCCTTCAGCGTCCAGCATGTTTACATCGCCAAAATACACGCCGTCAAAATCAGGGTAAAATTGCGTACAACTAAAACGCTGTGCATCCAGTGCCGCAGTGGTTGAGTTAGTAAGTGGTTTGCCTGCCTTATCGTTTGGCAATGGCATGAGCGACATTGCGCCGGTTAATACACGCATTGGGCTATCAGCAATCGTGACAGAGCTTTTACATAAACGCCCTGTTACGCCGCCGAGTTCATCACCAAATAACAGCGGGATCACTGCAACGCGTTCGCCTACTACACCATCCGTTAAGGGCTGTAATGCAGTGACTAAATCTGACCAAGTTTGCTCAGGCGTTAAACCTGGTGCGGCTACTAAAAAGCGCACGTAACGCGATTGGCCTGACAGGATTTCAAGCGCTTTTGCTTGAAAGCTTTCGATTTCGGCTTTACCTGTGACGGGTGTACAAATAACAATGATTTCAGGGCTGATGTCTTGATCCATTGCTTCATCAATTAAGGCCATTACATTGTCACCCGCACCATGCGCGATGGCATAGCCAGTAACAAGGTCGTCGCCGTTGCGTTGCCATGCTTTCACTTGGATTTTTAATGGTGAGTCGGCGGCGCCAAACAAATCATCAAAATCACTTTGTGCATTAATGGGTAAAATGCTGCCATTGTTTTTGGGCGCTTGGCCTAAAAACAATACGCTGCGCTCTACCTGTTTTGTAGCGCCACTGCCTGTTTGAATAGCGGCAACGGATACTTTACCTTGTGCCATGGTCGTTCCTTTTGCTTTGCGCTACGCCACGTGCATAGCTTTGTTTAAAATAAAATTCATTTGCTCTTTTTGTTCGCTAACGGTTTGCCCTAAAAAAGAGCGGGCAGGCAAATCAATTTGCCATGAGCTCTTACCTGATCTGCCCTTTAATTCGCGCAGTAAAAACCCAGCTTGATTAATACTTAAATTCTCTGTTATCCATTTAATGCTGGGGCGTTTGCTGCCCTTGCCTTTACCGCGCGGTATTGTGTAACCCTCGGCTATTAATGCCCGGGCTAAATTACGCGTGGCTGGCCCTTCTTTATTCTGTGCGGCTAAACCTTTGGGTTTACCTGCATCTAGGCTGACACCCTCTTGATGAGCGCGGGCTATTTTGCCGCTGTTGCCACCTCTAAAATAAACCCCTGCGCTATTGGCGCCGTAACGTACTTTCATGTTGCGTTTTAGCTTGGTGAGCATTTTCTTTTTTTTGCCGTTGGCTCTGCCTTGCCATGTTTTGCCTACCAGATCACGCTGCCCAGTAATGCGCTCTTTACTGCTTTTGTTTGCTGCACGTATTGCACTGCGCAATAGGTTGCGGCGTTTATTGGGCTTAAGCTGTAAAAACGCTAATTGGTCTTTACTGCGCCCTTCGTCAAATTTGACGTTAAGCACGGCTTACATGACCCTCAAGTGTGAACGCTTCAGCTATCCACAAGCTTTGCTCACCAAAGTCGTAACGGTTGTCGTTTAATTCAAACGGGCCGTTGGGTGTGTGTATTAGCTCGATGTCTTCACACAATTGGTTTATTGTTAGCTCAACTTCGTTGCTGTTGTCATCGTTTACGTCGGCGCTAAATTCAATATCGGTGCTGTCATAACGCCCGCCGTTGTTTTGCAGCCAAAATGAGGCAAAAGCACAAATGAGCGCAGCCGGCGCAAAGCATGGGTTGATACTGATCACCCCTGAGTAATAAAACCGCGCGGCTAATACGCCATTGCCGTTAATGGTTTTGCTGCTTGGCTCTATGCGGCCGCCTTCTATCCAGCTATCAAACTGGGTATCTAGCGCAAGCTTATGCCCTTGATATTCGGCGCTGGCTAAATGCTGTTTAAGCGTTGCTATTTTACTCTGGCTCATATCAGCGCTACCGATAAGTTAGGACTCAGTGCTTGCAGTAAACGCATGGCGTTTAGGCTTTCGCGTTGCCAGTGATCATAATTATCAATGGCCGTTTGGCTTTGTGCTGTTGCGTTGTCTCGGTGCGTACTGCCCAGCTTTGATACCAATAAATGCGCCTTAGCTTTGCTATACACCGCATCGTGATAAAACATGACTTGTTGTGCGTTTAGTGGGGTGCCGTTGGTGAGCTGAACATCTTCTAATTCTTGGTTAATTTCACCCTGTGCACGCTTTAGCTTTTCAACAAGCAGCGCACTTTTGCTGGCGTATTCTTGGGCAACGCCGTAGTGCTCAATAAAATACGCGGTGCTCAATGCTGGGTAATAGCCATTGCCTGGCACTTCAATATTGCTGCTTTGTAAATCTGCTTGTGGCATACCGCTTAAGTTCATATTGCACCTGTAAAAACACACATTAAATTGGGTGTGGGCGCCACTTAGTCACAGGACGTCAAACAACGAATGCTGACGAAGTGCTAAGTTGCCCACCGGCGTTGGAGCTGTTATTCGCTAACGATCCCTTTTAACTGTTTCGTTAGCTTATCGACTAAACCTTTAACCCCTGCTTTGTCGTTAATCGCTTGAGCGTGCTCTGCAAATAACAGTGCATTACCGTAGTTATGCTGGGCTGCATCAACCTTGGCAGCAATGGCGAACAATTTACCGCCCACGACTTCAAGGCCGTTCCAATCTTGATTTTTTACGGTATTGATCAGGCCGCGCAGTACGTAGCTAATATCAAACAAGCCTTGCTGCTTTGATTCTGTTAAGTAGTAATTTGCATCGTCATAGAGTTGGTCGATAACGAACGCAGGCCAATGCTTGGTATTAAATACCGTTGGCAGTGGTTGCTTTTGCTCAACCATAAATGGCAGGAGCTCTAACACAGCATCCCAGCGTTTAAGATCAACCAACCAAATAAACACCCATGCTAAAACCGTGTTCGGGTGGCACTGGCCGCTTAGTCGATATTGATTGATGTACCCTAGATAATCTTGGCGCTCTAACGCTTCTGATTTGTATGTCGCTTTGTCTGCAATATCAGTAAATGTTTTTAGTTGAGCTAAGTCAGATTCGATGGCCGCTGCATAAAGCTGGTACTCGGTTTGCTTAGTGATAGTGGTTGGCGCATTGGTTTCAGTGGCTGTTGCCGCGACCGTGGGCGCTTTTTTGTCAGTGCTTGTTGGTACGCTGCTTGCTGCTTTGGCTAATGATTTTTTGACTAAGCTCATTTAAAAACACTCTTTAATTTGGTGAAAAAAAGCCGCCCCAAAACAAGGGATACAGGGCGGCTAACTGCTGCTAAATAATCAGGCTGCTATGCCCACGCGTCGCCGGCGGCATTTGGTAACTTGATGCTGGTAGACTCGAAGTACATGACTTTTTCAAGGTCTTCGACGTAGTAGCAATCGTTGCGTGATAGGTAGTCTTCAACGCGCTTTTTCTTGGCGTTGTTTTCTACACTGGTACGCGTTGAGCCCGTTTGCACGTAGTGACTTAAATTGTCAAAACTGGTGACTAAAATGCCGCGAGCGGGGAAAAACGGGATTTTGTAAGTCATCAAACCGCCGTAGGTATCAATCACCTGTTGTAATTCAATCTTGGTTTTTTCACTTGGGGTATGTGCTTGCTTGGCGTACAGCTTATTTTTATCTTGCGCTAAAAGCTCGTCGCCAATAATAGCCACCATGTTTGCACGCTTATGCTCTGGAATACCTTGCAATGCATCGTGCACCGCTTGGTCTAAGTTCTCGTAATCGCCACCGGCACCAATGCGAATTTCGCCAGCGGTTGCGCCTTCACTAATTGCACGCTCGGGTGCATCGCGGCGAATTAACTGCAACCAACCAATGTTTACATCGTTCATCATTGGGTAGGCTGTAATATCAGTTGTCTCGGCTACGTGTGTACCATTCCAACCAATTTTAATAATGTCGAGTGCGATTGCTTGGCGAACGTGGTTACGATAGCGATTATGAAAATCAGGGAACTTAGACCACTGATCCATTTTCACCCATGTAATATGAATATCGCATTCTGTTGGGTAACAACGGTATTCACGTTTATCGAGCTTTGATACATCGCGGGTTTTACGCTCTTTAGTGTCGTCAGTTTCAACGCCTGCACGACCTGTCACGCCACCGTCTACACTCATGATCACCGATTGACCAACAAGGTCATCAACCGGCACAGTGTTGATCATCTGTAAAAATTCAGCGGACTCGTAAACGGCGTCGTATAAACGCTGCTCGGTTGTCGGCTCTACATTAAATTGCTCGCTCATTGAGGTAACGCCATAATTAACGGCCATGCCTGCCATAATGGCGACGAATAAATCTCTTGTTCTAGTCTTCATCTGCTTTCCTGCGTTTTGCTAAGTTGATTTAGGGTGAGTGCGTTTACAGCAATTGACTGTATTTGCCTTCTTCGCCTTCGGGTTCATCGTCGGCGTCAGTGGTATCACCCGCAGGTGCTTTTAATGCTTTTTCAAACTTATCGGTTAGCTCAGTAAGCAGCTTCTTAGTTGAAGATAACTCGTCTTTAACTTGGCTTAGCTCTGTGCTTTGCTCGCCTTCTGGCGGCGTTTCTTCGTCTTCCACTTGTGTGGTTGAAAACGAATCAAGCTTTGTTGTTAAGCCATCGAGCTTTTTACCAAACTCGGCAAGCGGTGTGCCGAGCGCGTCTTTTAACGCGGTCGCTAATTCTTCTGGTTTCATGTCGGACTCTTCCTGATTGAATGATAATAATCGTTTAAAAAAGGGTTTTTTAGGTGGTGTGTCGATTGGCTCACATGACCCTAAATCAACGGTTAATAAGGCGACGTCCGTGTCATCTGCTTTGCTCTTACTACTGAAATGGATACGGTCGGTATAGCAACTGGCTGGGTAGTCGGTCACGGCTAAACCAGTTAGGTAGGTTTTGCCAGAGCCCATAAAGTCGCGGCTAATTTCGATACTAAAGTAAACGGCTTGGTCTGCTTTGTTCAGCTCAACAAACCCTTGATTGGGGGCAAGCACGGCGTATAAACACACAACGCCTTCTTCGTTTTCATAGGCTTGTACGCTTACTACATCGCCCAACATGCCGGGAATATCTACGTTATGTAAGTTTTTAGCGGCCCAGCCTGACCAATTAAATTCGTGATCAATATTAATGCGGGCGCCGTATTTGCGCGGGTTGTAGGTTTCTACTATGTCGGCTACGTCTTGCTCTGATATTTCACGGCCGTCAACGGTCATGCCTACAGCGGCAATCGATAACGGTTTAGTACGTAGTTGACCTGGCATAAACAACCCTTTTTAAATGTGTTTAAGTTAAGCGTTTTGCTTTAAAGTAATTGCAGTTTGCACCCTCTTTCACATCCTTTCCAACGGTTTAACTTTTTGAAATTCCTATATTTAGCTTTTAGGAATGGCTAGGTTTTTGACTGACAGATTAAGCGCTTTATAACGAATACACTGCCGCTATGGATTAATAAACGCGGTGCAATATGAAGGCGAACTACGGACCAGACATCCGCAAAAAAGCACAAGACTTGTATGTTGTTGAGGGCTACACGGTGGACGAAATCGCCGAGCTTAACGAGATGCCAAGTGCGCGTAGCGTTCGCCGTTGGGCTGAGGCGGGAAAGTGGGAGGATATGTGCCCAAGCTATAACGCCGAGATGGCGTTTAGCAAACGCATTAATGTACTGGCCGATAAAGACAATAAAACCGACGCCGACTATAAAGAGTTAGATTTTTGTACGCGCCAATTATGCGCGCTTAATAAAAGCAAACTGGCCCCCGCCCCTAAACAACGCGCCAGTAATGACGATACGACTAGCAATAATAGCGGCGGCAATCATAACGGCAATGATAAAAAATCGAAGAAGAAAAAGAAGAACGATTGCTCAGACATTACCATTGAAATGCTCAATGCGCTTAAAGACACATTACTTTACTCGCACCAAAAACATTGGTTTGATAACCAAGACCACCGCGCCCGCTTTATACTAAAACCCCGCCAAATTGGCGCAACCTTCTATTTTGCATTCGAAGCCTTTTATGATGCGATAGTAAATGGCCGCAATAAAATATTTATATCCGCGAGCCGCGACCAAGCCGAAGTATTTAAAGCCAATATTGTAGCGCTGTGCCGTGAGCATTTTAATATTGAACTAACTGGCTCGCCTATGGTGCTAAATTTAGCCGGCGGAAAAACGGTTAAGCTGATATTTAAGTCAACCAATGCACGTACTGCACAATCAGAATCCGGCGACTTATACATAGATGAAGTGTTTTGGATACCTAAATACAAAACACTGCGCGGCCTTGCACAAGCCATGGCCACGCATAAGCATTTGCGTATTACCTACTTTAGTACGCCAAGTGTTACCAGCCACGAAGCGTATGATCATTGGAACGGTAAATGGTTTCGTAAAACCAAAGCCTGTAACGATCCTGAATTTGCTATTGATGTTAGCCATAAAAATTTAAAGCATGGCTTGCTGTGTGAAGACGGTATTTGGCGCCAAATGCTCACTGTGCACGATGTGGTAAATTCAGGCTTTGACCGCATTGATATTAGTGTACTTGAAAACGAATACTCGCTAGATGAGTTTAATAACTTGTTTATGTGTAAGTTTATTGATGATGCACACAGCGCGTTTAACTTAAAACAACTGATGAACTGTGTGGGTGATTCAACCAAGTGGACCGACTTTGATTTAGAGTATGAGCGCCCCTATGGTTTAAAACCTGTCGTTATTGGGTTTGATCCTGCCCGCTTTGGCGACAAAGCCAGTGTTGCCGTACTCAGCGCCCCGATGAAACCCGGCGAAAAATTCCGCCTGCTTGAAGCAATCGATTTAAGCGGTAATGACTTTGAAGCCATGGCCGCTGAAATAAAGCTCCTCACCGAAAAATACAACGTGGTACATATTGGCGTAGATACCACAGGCATTGGTTACGGGGTGTGGGAGCTTATCACTAAGTTTTACCCTAATGCAGAGCCTATCCACTACAACCCGATTATTAAAAACCGCATGGTGATCAAGGCAATCAACGTTATTCAAAACCGCCGTCTTGAGTTTGACCAGGACGCGGTAAATATTGCCAGCTCATTTATTAATATTCGCCGCAAAGTGGTTGGCGATCAAATTACCTATGCCACAAACCGCACCGCCACCACAGGCCATGCCGATATTGCGTGGGCAATTATGCACGCCATGTTATTTGAACCACTCGACGGCAACGCCCTTAACCGTCAAACCTCTGTAGGAATTGCAGCTTAATGACCAAACCACGATTACAAGTAAGTAACGGCCAAGCGCCTAACTACAATCAACGCACCGCAATGACCGATTCATTTAGCTTTGGTGATCCTGAGCCCTGTTTAGACAACCGGCTGACCGATTACGTTGGCGTGTTTAGTGACAGTAACGGCATTTATGCACCGCCCATTAGTTTGCACGGCTTAGTTAAGTTGCTGCGAGTAAATGCCCAGCATGGGCCCATACTCTACTTTAAGCGCAACATGATCTTAAAGTGGTATAAGCCAAACCCGCTATTGAGCCACCAAGCCCTTAGTAAGTTTGCGTTTGATTTACTGTGGAGCGGTAACGCCTATTTGCAGATTATTAAAAACGCCTTTGGGCAGGTTATTAAACTGCGCCATTTACCTGCCCTCACTATGCGTTATACCGATAAACGCGGGGTGTATGCGCAATTAAGTAATCAAAGCCACGAGCCTATTTATTTTAATGCGGGTGAAGTAATACACGTAAAAGAGTATGACCCCGCCCAAGGTATTTACGGCATGCCGCAATATTACGGCGGTATTCAATCGGCTTTACTCAATGAAGATGCCACGCTATTTCGCCGCCGCTATTACAAGAACGGCGCACACATGGGGTTTATATTTTCAATGGCTGACCCGTTCATGAGCCTAGAAGATGAAAACGCACTTAAAAAAGCCATTCAAGACAGTAAAGGCGTGGGTAACTTTAGGAGTTTATTTTTAAACTTTAGGGGACAAAAAGCCGATGCTGAAAAGTCATTAAAAATAACCCCAGTGGGCGACATATCAACCAAAGACGAATTTGAGCGCATTAAAAAAATTACCCTAAACGACATGCTCAGTATGCACCGTGCGCAAGAAGCACTCAGCGGCCAATCATCTGGCGACAGCCCCGGCTTTGGTGATTTAGACAAAATCACCCGCGCCTATTACAACAATGAAGTTGTGCCACTCCAACAAGATGTATTAGGGATCAACAACTACTTGCCTACTGCACAGCACATTGATTTTAAAGAGCCTGAATATTCAGACCTAAACCCAACAACCAAGGAAAGCGCATGAGCTGGATTGATGTTATCGAATTTATTAAACAATGGGGGCGTTTATTTATGTTGAGCTTTTTAGCAGCCGCAATCCAAATGTATTTGAGCAAGCGGCAGTTTACGTTTTTTCATTATTTTATGAGTGTGCTGATTGCGATATTTGCAGCCTATCTATCAGCCATGTTTTGCGAGTGGCGCGGGTTTGATGAAAACCTAAAAACAGGCGTGATTGGGGTAACCGCCTACGCGGCCCCGCACTTGCTTGAAGGGTTCGACAAGCTAATTAAAGCCTTTAGCAAAGACCCAAAAGCATTTATTAAATTGATCAGGGGGATAAAATAATGGGATGGCTTAAAACACTGGTTTCATTTATCACAGACCCAATAGCCGATTTAACCGGCGGCTATGTTGAGCGTAAACGCATTGCGGCAGAAATGGCCGCTGATGTAGCACGCGCTGAAAACAATTTCAAAATTGCCCAGTTTAATGCTAAAGCAAAGCGCTGCATGCAAGCCGAGCAAAACGACGCTGATTATGACCTACTGGTGCTGAAGAACCGCGACAAAACCATTATGGATGAAGTGATCATTCTATTCTTTTTGGGGTTGTTTGTGTGCCATTTTATACCTGCCATGCAACCGTATATGCAAAAAGGCTGGCAAGCCATGGGCTATAACGGCGCGCCCTGGTACTTTGAATTTGTGATTGTAGGTATTGCCGTTTCAACCCTTGGGTTAATGCGATTGTTTAGAGCATTTTGGGGTGGTCGAGAAAGGAAGAAAAAGCGCTATTGACTAGCGCTAAGTTTTTCTCGGTCAACTAGTGATTATAATAAGCAACTTATATCCATCAATATAAACAATGACTTAATTAAATCTAATGTTGAGAGACCTAGTTAAGTTTTATTATGTTGTCTTTTTCAGTTCTTCAAATAAATCTAAGTCTCTAATTTCTAGATAATCTAAACTAACAACATCGAAGTTGATGAAATTTGAACCTTGTTCGTGAGGCTTTGAATACAAAAAAATAAAAGCTCTTTTATCATCAGATTTTGAAATTTTTGTTAACCGCTTAATCACAAGGTTTTTGACTGGATAATTTTCTATTTGATTTTCAGACACAAAGAAAGATGGGGCTATTAAATTGTTATTGTTTGACAATTCACTTTTGAACCCAATACGATATGTTTTTTTCTCTTTTATGTGTTGAATATAAGCTACTCCCCAGTAAATTCTATATTCATCTGGTAATGCTGATATCTGCTGTTTGTAAACCCCTTTAAACAGTTCACTATAACTGATATCTTTACCATCTATATTTACATAATGCTCTGATAACAGCTTATCTTTTCTATAACGAATAAACTTCGTAACCAAAGATCTTACTGCATAATAATCAGAGCCTGCTTTAAGCTCACTCTCTCCATGCACCCTAGGTTTACGTCTACTTATAGCTCTATTTTTATTAGGGTTTCGTTTTCCATTTTCTTTTTTTGCAAACTGGTTTAATGGCCTATGTAGATTAAAGATATCGGGCTTTTGATCACTTTTTACAACCATTGAGGCACTTGATTCATATTCTGTACCAGCACTAGCTGATGGTTTTTTTCCTATAGTAGCATCGCATTTTTCTGAGTGGTTATACCCTCTAAAGTGAGGAGATTGCCTCATATCCTGTTTTTCAGCATCCATATTCACACAGGTAACTTTTGCATCACAATATTCACTAGGACATTCAAAAGCTGATTTACTAGAAATTACTTTTGCCCAATAAAGATCATAGGCAAGTTCAGCATCAATTATATCGTCATACTCTATGCAATAGGCTTCTTCTAATGATGCCAATTTAATTCCCCTAACTTTTTACTTATTAGATTACATAACCTGACTGTAGAATTAGTCTAACTCTCAAATTCAACTAAAAAAAGGGCTACTAAAATCAATTTCAATTTCAATTTCAATTTCCATTTCAATTTCAATTTCAAGTATCTTATTTATTTGCTTTATAACATGAAACAAATTCATTTCTTAAATCACAGCATGATTCTTCATGAACAGCTATAGTTTCCCAACCACACGAATCACAATACACTGTCTGCAAATTACACTTTAAGCATGATGAAATGGAAAATAATGAGATTTTACCATTGACCTCAAGCCCAAAACCACTCTCCCAACACAATAAACCGGGTACTTCTTTTCCATATTCATATTCACTCAAACATTGTGTGCAGATTTCAGGAAAATGGCCATATGTGTGTTCATTTATAGCACTTCGATATGCCGACTCCCAATCTATATGCTCTAAGGTTATTTGTTTAGGGAATTCTTTAACTCTTTGAATAGCAGATTTTGTAAAACCACTTGCTGAAACTAAAATACCAAAATCAGCACTCGTATCTTTGAACATACTGAGAAAAGACTCAACAGCCTTCAAGTCGATTGGTCTTGAATGGTTTTTGCACTCAATCATTGTTTTAAATTTATCATTTTCAACAAGGATATCGATTTGCCTTGTACCATCTGTGAATTTGCTATCAAGATTTGTATCTGGAATAACTTTTGTATTTATTGAATAACGTTCATTATGGAATATCTTAGAAATTAGCCACTCGTATTGTCGCCCTTTATCAATCCCATCTTTTAATAACATCTTTAACCCTTAAAACTTATCTGAGGATACTTTCCTTATTTTTATGTAGAAATCTCCCCATATCGTGAATTTGTATAAATAACAAACTAACTAATTTTTTACTAGCTTTAAATTTTATATAAAGAAGTCCAATTTGATTTTTTTGTTGTCACTTTATTGTCAAACATTGTCACTTTTTGACAATACGATCTTTTTAAAATCACTTACAGATCCTTTTGCTGGGCTGGCTGGCGATTAATGGCGTGTCACTGGGGTTGTCAATTTGACGCGTTTTTTACACGAAAGCGGAAGGCGAGGAGGAGTGAATTTTTCGCCCTTTTGGTTCTCAGCAGCTGGCCTTACGAGTCAACTAAATATAATGCTTTGTGCTTTAGAGCGGGACTAACCCGCTAATTAAATTAATGATGGATGAAGTCGTAAGGAATACTGAGGTTGATAGTAAAGCCTACAGTCAATTAAACTATTTATAGGCATTTATTGTTCAATTCTACTATATGTTGCGTCTGAATTTATATGTGGCTTGTAGTCATAATGATATGTAATTATTTCACGCGCCACAGCAGGAAACTCTATAGCTTCATCTTTCTTTCCCATAAAACAAATTGCTGCTACTTTGCAGATATCTTTCTGTCGTCTTTGGATGTACACATCTGGTGGTTCAGAAATATTGCATTCACCTTCATCAGCCCAATCACCCTCAAGGCTTATTTTTTTTACATACACGTCAAAGCCCTTTTTAAAACCAAGAGCCTCACGAACTTTTAGTAAGCATATACCTTCCACTATCAGATATTTCGATTTTTCATTAATAGCTTGACTAAGGCTATCTAACTTTATACTGCCAAAGTAAGAACCCTTATTCGGGACCAAGTAATCATCAACATGAATAACATTGTACTTTAATTTCTTTGCTAGCTCTGTTGCCAAATAACTCTTTCCTGAGCCATCCTTTCCATCAATCCAAATTATTGTAACTGCCGATAAATATCTAATATGCTTAATTAGATCTTCCATGCCTTACTCACTCATAAATATTGCTGCATAATGCTCCCTGCCACTAACTACCTTAGACACACTTAAAGTGAAGAGCCTGACTTACTATCTAATAATTTTCTTCTTCTAAATCAAGATTAATATTAATGTGTTTTGACTTATCAGGGTTAAATAAACCATCAGCAATATATTCATAATAGTCTGGCTGCCAATGGATTTGACCAATTTTAACTCTTTCGCCCCATTCATCCCATTTTTTCTTATTATCTGATGCCTCATAAGCTTCACTAAAACTAATACCGTGAACTTCTTTAAATCGCTTGTTAAATTCGATATTCAATAATCGCGCTTTATCATCTTCGAGTTTTCTAATTCGTTCATCTTTTGCACCAGAGTCTTTAACCGCTATATAAATAATTAAAACAATAAATCCACAAACAACAGCTTCAATAATCCAACCCATATTTAGTCCTTTGAATTAATATAAATTATGCTCATATTTTACAGCTGCTTTATGGTTTGTCACAAACTAAATCACTGTATATAATAACAGTGTATTTTATTAACGATTGGTAGTTATTATGGCGCGGGTTACTTGTCCAAATTGTGAAGTTAAAGCAATAATTACGTCTCGTGAAAAGCAAAGCGCGCATGTGGTTAATTTATATTGTTCGTGTACTAACACTAAAGAGTGCGGGGCTACGTTCCGCATTACCCAGTCGTTTGATCACTTCTTAAATCCTCCGGTTAAAAGCACCCAAGAACTGGCCGCAGCACTTATTAAAAATTTACCGCGTGAACAACAATTAGAATTAGTTGGTTTGTAAATTAGCGTTGATATAAAAAAGGGCCACATCCAATGTAGACCCTTTTTTAAGATTTGAAGTTTTTAACTATAAAATAGTCACTTTTAAAGTTAGTCCCTTTTGTGGGGTTTACAACTAATTCTGAATTATTTCTTTTCCTGCATTTTTTCATACACCGTGATAAACGCTTTGATTATTTCATCCATATTTTCAACTGTTTTAAGCTCGCAAGTCTGCTCTGATTTTGTTATCTTTTTTTCCTCATCAGCCTTAGTTGGTGTATAACTTGTCGTAGTTTTACAAACTTGAACTGGTTTTGCTAACTCCACTAAAAACCGAATTTTTTCCGTTTCATAGAATGGTTTTAATTCTTTTTCCAACAATGTAAAAGATTCAGAAAGCGTAATACCTACTTGCCTAGAAAACTCAGCCTTATTTAACTCATTTTTTATTATTTGAAGTGTTTCATCTTTTTTAGCTAAAAGTTCCGAATTACCACTTTTTATTTCCGGAAAAGCAATCTTAGCGATTTCAAGGTAAGTCGCTAAATTCACTTCATCATCTTCCAGTAAAGCTATTGTTGAGCCTTTCAGCTCGGTATTTATGGCTTTCAAGTTATCATTTACTTTGCTTATAAGCTCTGGTGATATTCTAGCTTTCGTCTCTTTATCTATATTTAACTGACCATTTAATGCATTCTGGCAAAGCGCGAATACGCTATCTCTAAATAATTGAACTGTCTGAGTTCTTCTATATAGCTGTGTGATATTTTGGGATATAGACTTTGATAAGCTTGCTGCAATATCTGCTTTATCTTCTACTTTTGCCTCAAACAAAGCTGTGAATGCTTCTGATATTGTATTCGCGGCCTCCGGTGGGGGCTCAACGCAAACTTGACCACTTTTTAAATTGAGAATAGCAACCCTTCGGTTTGCATCTGTGGCCGATATAGCAAAGCCACTTTGTTTATCCTCATCAAGCTCTAGCTTATTGGTCAGCATTGGGTTTTCTCTTGGAGGTGTGAAATAAGAACAACCCGCCAAACTTAAAGCTAAAACAGTAATAAATATACGCTTCATAATAATCCCTTAACAGTGACGTTTTTTAGAATAATAGTCTGTATTTGCAACAGTGCAATTTTTTAAGGTATAAACTAAGCCATCATACCCAATGCCCACCAGTCGTTATCGCTAACTGCTGATGCGCTACCTTCGTTTACTAAAGTTGCTAGGTCCCAATCGCCAATGGTGATCAGGCCGTTATTGTTTTGTGTTGAAATGAGTGTTGTGCGCCCGTCTATCTCTGCATACTTATAAACTTGCGCTATAAATTCTCGGGCTTTGTTCCAATCTTCATCAGTGACTAACCAACGGCCATCTTTTAGGCTGTTAGTTTTGGCTGTTGCCTCAATCGCTAAACGTTTTTCATGCTTAAGTTGCGCTGCGTCGTCTAATACTTGTAATTGGCCGTCTCTAACTTGGTAAATTTGGCCGTTTGTCACGATCCTTTTACCGTTATTTAGATCCTTTATTAGATCATCAAGAGCATTTTTTGAAGAACCCACCATATCGAGTAACAACTCGGCGCTAGAGCCCACGGCTATAGGCGTACAGTTATTACCACTAGACCTAGACCAAGATAGGTCGGCTGCGCCGACGTTGGTGCTAGCCTTAGCTGCAATTTTCTCTGCTGTGCCCTTGAGTTGTCTTGTCCATTCGATAAGGCGCGTTTTTAAGCTGGTTGCATCCGTTACGTTATGCACGTTATTAAACAAACGTGTAAGTACGGCTTTGTAATCAATGTTGGTGACAACGCCTTTAATGCGGCGTACTGCTTCGGCGTAGTCGTTGCCCATTGGGGTATCTTCGTACATTGATTTGAAATTAGCGGCGCGGCCAATACACATGCCACCCTGTAGTTTTACGTAGTCTTTCCAGTTGGCGGTATCTGCAGCATGGCGAATAGGTTCTATTACTTCGTCTTTTACAGCGGTGCGCATGCGGCGCAATTCGCGGTAAACGGTGACGCTTGGCGAACCCTGAAACTGAAATTGTCGAATATTCCACGTGCTCGCCCACGCTAAAACGGGGTTAGCCTGCTCTTGCAGGTTCTCGCCTGTTTCAGCGTCAACGTGATCGGTCAGCATATAGCCATCAATATTTTTACTGATGTATTTAGCAATGTAGGCCGCTGCACTGCCCTTGCTTTTATCGAGCTTTACAGCGTCAAAGCGTGGGCTAAAAGTACGGTAAAATTTGGTAGGCGCTTTATGGTTTTTCGCCTTAAAATTTTTAGGTTCTCTGTTCTCAGCTTTAGCTTTTTCGGCTTCTTCTTTATTGCGCTGTATAGCTACTTCGTTAGCCTTCTTTTTAGCAAAGCCCCATGCGCTGCGCTTTTGTTTATACAGTTTAAATACGTGGGTTTTCTCAGTATGAGCACGATATTTAACACAGGCCTCAACGGTTTTGATGTGTGTACCGTGGGTATTTATATCTACAAATTTGTTGAATACTTTTGCTCGAGTAAGCTCTGGGCCATAACGATCGTAAAGCTCGGTTTTGTCTTCTTGGATAAAGTACCAACGCAAAATAGCGTTGATTTCTTGAAGCTTATTTTTTGGCATAAATAACATCATGTGCCAATGCGGGCAACCGTCGGCGTGTGGCTCAACTACGCGCACACCAAAGTATTTAAGGCCACGGCGATTAAGCTTAGAACGGGCACGCGCCCATGTTGTAGTTAAATAATTTTGTGCATCTTTAGGCGTTGAGCCATCCCACGTATTTGCATTAGCATGAAAACGTGCTGGGCATGTAATGGTGTAAAACATAGCAACATAGCCCATTTCGTCGGCTAGTTCCTCGGTTTCACGGATGCGGAGCATTAGCTCATTACGGCGGTTTGCTGGGTTTGCCATGCCGCTTTTTACGGCTTCAATTAGGTCAATTACATCGCCGTTGTCGGCTTGTAGTTCCATCATTTCTAAGAATTGACGGCCGCTGGCTTGAGCAAAGCTAAATTCACGCTGTGCTTGTTTTGATGAATATGGGCTAATACCACGGCGTTTAGGCTTTTTGCTTTTTTTGTCGTGGTAAAGGTCTTTACCCACTTGACCGGTGGCTATTTCAAGCAGCTCTAAAAACTGTTTGCGCAGGGTTTTTAATTGCCGTGCCCACCACTTGTCGCAGTGCATTTTAAGCAAGGCAATTTCAAAGCACGCTGGCGGTAGGTCGTCTTCATGCATGTTATAAAACGGCACATTCACACCAAACGATTTAGCATGATCGGCTACTGCTTCATACGTAAGGCGTACTATTTTTTCATAGCTTAGGCGCTGGTGTTCTTCGCTTACATCAAGGGCTATTTGCACACATTCCATCGCAAGCGTGCCTGCGTGTTTTTTGGTTTTTTCAATACTGCTTAAAATATGCCATGGTAATGGCATATTTTGAGTAATACTAAACAGCACGCCAAAGCGTGGTTTTAATCTGACAATAACGCGACGTAGCCATTTATTTGCACGAACCTGGCTACCCGCCTTTTTTTGGTTATAACGATCAATGTACTTACGAGCCATGCGACTTTGCAAAGGCACAGGAACGCTTTGTAAACCACGCGCTAAAAAGTTGTGGTCGTCAATATCGCTAATAGACGAAATTAAGCCCTTAGCTATACCAGATAGTCTAAGGGCATCAAGATCGAGCGGTCTAGGGTTAGCCATTTATTAGTTAAGCTCGATTAACTCAGGTTCGCCATGTACTTGTGCCGCATCAAGTGCCATAGCCATTTGGTCGTACACTGGCGCGTATACGTCATGTACATCAACAATCATTTTCACGATTGGCATCAAGTCAGTAAGGCAATTTTCACACTCCATCAGCGTGCAAACCGTTGGTCGTTTGTTTAAATTACGAATAGTAAAGTTGGCTTGTTCGATAGAGTGCTCAATAATATTTCTTACTAAATTCTGTTTTTTGAATAGATCTTGGTCTTTGATGGTGTTCATTTTTAGTATTCCTTGGGAGTTAAATTACAAATAGGTTTGGTGTGAGGTTTTCTTTTGCCGTTTTGCAAAATACAAAGTGGGCGTATTCAATTGAATCAGTTTTCCATGGGCATTCAGGGTTAAAGCCCGGGCGCTTGTGATGAACAAACACAGATTGCAGCGGCATGCTTTGCCACATTTCAAAGCGCTTTTGTGTGCCCAACCAATTAAGGCGTTGCAGCATGATCACTAAACCGTGTGGTTTAACATACGTAAGCGCGTTATTTAAAAACTCTTGAGAGATACTAAACGGTGGATTAGTGATCACAGTGTCGTATTGCTCTTGGCCTTCACAACTTAAAAAGTCGTGCCCTTTATTACTGGCGCGGCTATCTGTACGAATATCCCAACTTTCAACATTAAAATAACCATGCGTATTTAATACAGCTGGGTAGCTCATTTCATATTTATCGCAACCGCCGGCACTTGGGTCGAGTATGTCATTACCTAAATCAAGTGGCGTTTTAGCATGTGGGCTTGCAGGATTTACAGCGTCTAAAAATTCACTGATCAACCAATGAGGCGTTACGTAATAATCATCTTTGTTACTTACTGTGCCACGATTTCTTGAACTCATGATCAACCCCTAGTGTGCTTGCGCTGGTTGTTGCGGTTTTTTAGTAACGCTAAAGTCTCGTTTTTGTAAAAAGCGAGCTGGTGACATTGCATTAGCATCTACAAATGCGGTTACTATTTCTTGAAGTTGCAAAACTGCTTGGTGAATTTGAATGCGCTGTTCTTTATTAAACTCGTGATAACTTTTTTCGGTATCCGCTTTAGTTAACCCTGCCGAGTAACACACGATCACTTGCTGCTTTTTAGTTAAATGTGTATACACGTATTCAGCTGTGTGGCGATCGCTGCCCAGTAAGGCTTTAATCTTTGCAAGACCATCAGGCATAGGTTTAGCATCTACCGATTTCAGTGATACTTTTTTAGATTGCTCGCCTACTTCAGTGCTAACGCGATTTTTTAAAATTTCGATTGCTGCATTTGCCATAACTTATTCACCTCACTCTAATTTATTTAAAAACCCTCTTTGTTCTGGTATGTTGCAAGTGCGAAATATTCACAAACCAAAACAAAGAGGAAAACCTTATGTTTGATCACCAATCTGTTTCACTAATTGATAATGCAAAATTTATTAAAACAGCCAAAAAGGTACTAACAACCCTGCAAGATAAATTCCCTGAAGCAGTTCTCTTCGAACAAAAAAAAGCAGTAATTGGTACGCTTACTTTTTTAACCTTTGAAAAATACGTAGCGCTTGCGGCTGATAACGAACACTATGTAATTACTCAAAACGGCGTTGAATTTTTAAAAGAACTAGAATTAGATACTTCAATTCAAACTACCGTTGGCCTTGCAGACTAAATAGCCAACTCAGCATCAAGCAGCCCTTTTATAAAACGATTTAATGTGGCTGCTTTATCTTCGTTGCCTTTTAATGCTTTTGAATATTTGATGGCATTCACAATAGCCACGGCTTGTTCCGTCACTGGTAAATCAACAAATTTACTGAGTGGTTTAGGTTGTTTTTTAATAACGTTAAAATAAGCAGCAATAGCTAATCCTAATGTCCGACCAGAAAACCCCTCTTCGTAAGGTAATAAACCTTCAAAGATTGCTTCTAATTTTTTAATTCTTAGCTGAGTAACAGCCATTACTTGAATTTCTTCTAATCGTGCATTCAAACACTCGACTTGCTCATTATCATCAGCGGCGTTTTTAATTCGCTTTTCTACAGATTCAATATCTTTCATTATGAAATCTGGCATTTCATAATCGTCGCTTAAAACAACGTCCAATAATGGGTCTTTTTCAGTAGTCATTGCCTTACCCCTAGTTATTTACTTGCTGTTGGTACTGGGTTCTAAACGCTATTAGCTCGTTAATGCGGTAATAGTTGCTTTTGCCGAACTGCACAGGTTTTGGAAAGCTGTCTAGTTTATTAAGCTTCCAAAACTTGGCATGGGCACAACCCATAACTTCCATTGCTTCGCGGGTGTTTACTAGGCGGTCTTTTTGCTCTTCAAGCTCCGTGCGCAATTGAATGTTTTCTTGCAGTAATGCAAACAACACCGCTTTTGCGTCTGGGTGAATATCTAATAATATGATTTGTTGTTCAGTGCTCATGCTGCACACTCCTGTACCTGTTTATTTAAAATCCCTCTTTGTTCTGGTAAGTTGTAAGTGCGAAAAACCACCAACCAAAACAAAGAGGAAAAACTCATGTCAAACCGAATTTTGAGCGACTGCATAAAAGCGCTAACAAGCCGTGATACACCCATTAAAGGGATTGATGACGCACTTGAAGAGTCAAAAGCAAAAAGCTTATTTAAAGCACTCCACAAAAAAGGCTTTGTCTTTGATGAAGATGAAGTGCTCGCGCTGGCTATCGAAAACAACTGGCCTGAAAAACACGCCAAAAAGCTAGCGAAACTTGCGCAGCACATTGGTGATGGTCGCTCTGTTAAAATGCTTCGCAAAATAAGCTGGGGTGAAACCGCCGCAGAAAAAATCATAAATAATCACCGGGGTAATTAAGATCCCATTTTGAATCGTGCCAACGAACGGCTAAATCAGTCATTTGTAGTGGCGTGAATTTTAAGTGGAATGCCTCACCATTGGCGTTTAGCAGCGCTTTAAACTCTACAGCTGCTAGCGCCGCTTGCTCTGCTATTGTTAACTCACTGTCAGGTTTTAAGCTCAGCTCGTTTGGTATATCAGATGCCAACCACTCATCTATAAAGCCAAGTAAATGCTTTAAAAATCCATCTATACCGCCAAAACGGGCAGCGTATTCAGGGTCATACCTTGCTTCCCAATACTCAGCAACGGCCTGGCAAAGCTTGTCGGTAAGTGTAAACGCGTCGAACTGGCGCAGCATGTCTGTAAGCACGCTAATATCCATTACATCAATTGGGTCTACTTCAATTTCATTACTCATGCTGCATCTTCCTTTTTGCTTTTTTGATGATCGGCTAGTAAATCGTTTACCGATACTTCACCGTTAGTTAGTTCTGAAATACGCGGAATGTATTTCGCTGGCGCTTGCTTATTGGTGTTAACCCAGTGCCAAACATGACCCTGCTTTAAACCAAAAGACTTTGCAGTCTCTGTTTGACCGCCGATTATTTCTACAGCTCTTTCGATTGCACTCATACCAACACCAAATGTTAATTTAATTTGTATTCTACAAATTTATACAAATATAATTTGTTTGTCAATACGCATTTAATTTGTAATTATTAATAAAACTTGTATTTAAGCAATGTTCTTTGCTGAATACCCTTTAAATTACTAGGATGTAACGCGTATGAGTCTTGGAAAAAGAGTAAAAGAAGAAAGAAAGAAACTTGGTTATACACAGATAAAACTTTCAGAGGTTTCAGGAATTACACAGCAAACACTTCAAAAAATTGAAGATGGCACAACTAAAAACCCTCGCAATATTGAAGCACTAGCTAAAGCGCTCCAATCTGCTCCTGAATATTTACGCTTTGGCATTAGCGATAACATTAATAACAACGTTTCGCCAGGACCAACAATTAAAGCCACCGCCCCACTTATCAGCTGGGTGCAAGCCGGTGCATGGTCAGAAATAAGTGAGATTAAAGCGTATGACGCAGAGCGTTATATGTGCCCGGTTAATTGCAGTGATCTAACCTTTGTCTTAAAGGTGCAAGGTATTAGCATGGAGCCAAAGTTTGATGAAGGTGATTTGATTTTTGTAGACCCTGAAGCCGAATGCATCCACGGTTCATACGTAGTAGCCCGCCTAGACGACGACAACCAAGCTACATTTAAACAGCTAATAATCGAAGGTGGCCACAAATTCCTAAAAGCCGCCAACCCCAACTGGCCAGAACAACTAATCCCCATTAATGGTAATTGCACGTTGGTTGGTAAGGTAATATTTACGGGTAAGTCACTTTAGAACAAATAATAACAATAAATTTAAGGGACTAATGATGTTTTTTGAAAATGAAGAAATCTCTCAACAATTAACTCAGGCAAGAGCCGCGTTAACATTTAAAGACTACGGCGAGTTTAAAAATACATTCAACCTACCTGGCGTTAATAAACTATTTTTTAAAATGCTTCAAGATATTATTACCACTATAACTTGTATCCAAGAAAACCCCTCTCATTGGGATAAACGATTTCAACTTAGCATTGAAGCTTTTGGCTCAAAATTTATAGAAACGTTAAACCTCATATCAGGAGAACTAATAAATAATGGAAAACTAAACAATATTAGAGAGTCTTACTTAACACACATAGAAAATTTATATTTACACTGTTTGTATTTCACCTATGAAGCAGACTTTAATTCTGATAGTAATAATAGATTAAAACACACAGCTCTTTATCCTGTTATGTATAATGTAGAAAGCATATTAAATGACGGTTTTTTGAGCAGCGATTCTAGAGATAACATCAATAAAACCTTATCTTTTGCACCCTATAATTTACTTAAAAAACTATATCACTCTGCTGATATGAAAAATCTCGTTAACTTTGATGAAAAGCATAATGATGTTAATATATTAATGACAAAAATTGATAATAAATCTAATGAAGTAGACAAAAAAATATCTGACTTTCAAACTGAATTAGAAGAAAAAGAGACAATAGTTACAAGTCTCAAAGAAACGTTAGATAAACATGAAACTGCTTTTAACTTTGTAGGTTTATATGACGGATTTAATAAACTGTTAAAAACAAAAATTTTAGAATCTAGGATACTGTTAGGCTCATTGGTTACAATGGGTATCATTATGATAGTTCCATTATTATGCACTATTTTTGGCTGGCTACCTGAAAATATACTAAAAGACGAAGAAGCAATTTCTCACTTGTTGAAACTAGTTCCATTTATTTCGTTAGAAGTGTTACTGATTTATTTTTTTAGAGTAATACTCCAAAGCTATAAATCAGTAAAAGCCCAAATACTTCAAATTGAGCTAAGACAAACCCTTTGTCAGTTTATTCAAAACTATGCTGATTACTCTAAAGACATTAAAAAAGATGATCCCGCTGTTTTAGAAAAGTTCGAAAATCTTATATTTAGCGGGATTATCAGCGATGCTGAAAACCTCCCGAGCACATTTGATGGCATGGATCAGATAGGTAAACTATTTAGCACACTTAAAGGTAAGGGATAGCATGGAAAAGCTCATTAAAAGAATTTGTATAACCGCTGCAATAGCTGCATTAATCGCTATAGGTACTTTCATCTATCATTTTGGGTTAGGTTTCGCATCTAATATTGGTAACTGGGGTGCAGTTGGTGACTTTTTTGGCGGTGTATTAAATCCCACATTCGCCCTACTCAGCTTAATTTTAATTGCTTATACATTAATGCAAAATAAAAAAGCGCTAGAGCAAAGTGAAAAGGCAATCGAACAAGGCACCAAAGCAATAGAGCAAAATGAAAAAGCACTTCAAGTGAGTAATAAAGAGCTGGAACTTACTCGTGACGAACTTGCTAATTCAGCAACAGCATTAGAAGAACAAGCGAAATTACTCGCAGTACAAAGCTTTGAAACTACCTTTTTTAATATGTTGGAGTTGCATAATAATATACTTAAAAGCATAGAACACAATCCTAATAAATCTTGGGGATTATTTTATAAAGAATTCGGGAAAGGAACAAATGCTCACACTGAAAATATTGATTCATCAGGCAGTAGAGCTATATATTCATTAACAAAACAACTTGGTAGCCTTATTTCTAACGCCAGAACAGGTAACAATGCATTACAGGTATTTGATATCATTTTTGCATATGAAAACCAATCCTTTGGAAGCTTTTTTAGAAACCTTTACCAAGTATTAAAGTTAATACAAAGCAACACGAATGACTACGAAACTCACAAGAAATATAGCAATATTCTTAGAGCTCAGCTTTCTAATCAAGAGTTATCATTACTATTTTTTAATTGTTTAAGCTCAGAAGTTGACGGCGGGCAATTTAGAAATCTAGTTATTTACTTTAAACTTTTGGAACATTTAAATATTAAATACGATAATTATCGTAATAAATTCAATATAACAAGCCCAGATATAACTGTGACCATTGAACTTGTTGAAAAGTACCTCGTCATTGATGAGTCCGGAAAACTAAGTACCTCTGCATTTGGTGAAAACCCTCAACTTATTCAATATTGCAAGGGCAAGGGGTATTTAAATTAAAATGGTGAGTCAAGCTCTTAAAATAGGCTTTAGCTTCAATATCAACAATAAAAATATTTATTAAAGTATTTAACAACTAAAGAAGTTAATAAAAGATGGTTTTAAGTAAAACAAAGAGCTCTTTTTATAGAAGGCTATTAATCGCTAGCTTGATTGAGCGTGGGTTTAATACTATTCCTAAAATAATGAGTGAAATAGAAATTCCTCGGCGAACAGCGCAAGATACAATCTCTGCGCTGGAGGAATTAGATATCGAGTGTATTTTTATAGGTGCTCCCAAGAACGGCTACTATGAAATTCGATCTTGGGGGGCTATTGATAAAAGCTGGGTAATGAACAATACCATTAAGCTAATGGAAACACTTAGCTATTAACTTTAGAGCATTCAATATCGTTTAGTAACCTGACTAAAGCACGGCCTAATGCAGCAGCCATATTTACTGGTACGGCATTGCCTATTTGTTTATATACTGCTGATAGTGGGCCTTGAAACTCCCAATTATCTGGAAATGTTTGGATTCGTGCATATTCCCTAGATTGTAGAGGTCGGGTTTCTAATGGATGACATCTTTCAGTTTGCTTTTGGGCTGGTGCAGTGGTTAAGGTTAAGCTAGGCTCAGATAAAGATAACCTTCTTGCCATTCCTGTTTTACCACCACCTAAAAAGTAACTTGCCTTCATGTACTCTCTTTGAAGTTCATCTGGTAAGTCTCTCCAATAGCCACCCGGTGGCACATGATCCATAATTTCTTTTTTACGTTCGGGGTATGTTTGTCCTGGTGACTTTTGAACATCAGCACTAAATAACTCACCTTTATAGAATGCGTCTTTTAATGCTAATATTTTTTTATACGGCGAAGGCCAGCTAAAGTCAGCTTTATCAATAAGGTCTTTTCTAATACCCACTAAAATAAGACGCTCTCGCTTTTGTGGTACTTTGTAGAAGATCGCTTTTAAAACTTTCGGTTCTACAAGTACGTAGCCAAGCTCATCAATTACATTTTTGATTACATCGAGCGTTCTACCATCTTCATGCTTTAAAAGCGCTTTAACATTTTCTGCCATGAACACTTTTGGATTTACTTCTTTTATTGCTCTGGCCATCTCAAAAAACAACGTACCCCTTGTATCTTCAAACCCTAAACTTTTACCAGCATAAGAGAAAGCTTGACAAGGAAAGCCTCCCGTTAAAACATCAACTGGCTCTTTAATTTTTGTAAAATCTACTTGTGATATGTCGCCTTCAACAACATTCCAATTTGGTCTGTTGTGCCGTAAAGTGCTGCATGCGTGTTTATCTAACTCATTAAGTAACACGCTATTAAAACCAGCTGCTTCCATGCCTAAAGCCAAACCACCGCCTCCGGCAAAAAGCTCTATCAAATTATAGTTACGTAAAGGCTTAATTTTCTCTTCTTCATCCCACTTAGATTCAAGAAAACTTTTGATTTCTTTGAAATGTAATACTTGTTCTATCGGAATTAAATTAGTTTTAGGACAAGGGACTAGTTCACCTTTATTGATTTTTGATTCGATAGAACGTTTAGGCAGAGAAAGTATATCTGCTAACAACTCTGCACTAAAACTATTTGGGGATTTTTCTAAATTAAGCATGCACTTTACCGCTATTAAAACTACTGTGTAAGTATACAGAAAAATGTATCTAGGGCCAGATAAAACTGACCTTATTTATATTTCAATACTAAAAATAATAACTAGTTCTTAAAGTTAAGATTGCAAAAGGCCAGATAAGTTTCTGGCCTTTTATGACTTGTTTTGCACCGTACCTTAGTAAAATTAAAAAGAGTAAAGGCCAACATGCGGCTATTTTACAAGATTTAAGTCATCAAAGCCTTGGTATTTTTTGAATGAAAGTAAATAAATACTTTTCAGTAAATCTGGGGATAAGGCTTTGAGTTCATCAAAAACGGTATTACTTGCGGCAGTGATTTCGCCAGTTTCAATTACATCACTGATTACTTTAGGTATTTGTTCGCACAAGTTTTTGAATGCGTTACTTTCGCCAGTGACTATTTCATAAAATTTGTCGATAGAAGTACGTCTAATGTTTTTATTAGAGACTTGCTCGCTATCCAAACTTATCTTCCATGTTATATCTTGGCTATTTTTCGCTATAATTTCGACTAAGTAACATGTCGACTCATCATCTCTGAGAATTTTGTTTTGCATTTTAATGTAAGTTTTTTGAGCTGATGATGAATTCATTGTGTTGTGCTTATTTTTCATCTCTACAAAAAACTTTTTATCTTCATTTATTGCATCAAAGCCTTTATCAGGTATCACCCAACCATCAAAAAATTTAAATATATTTTGATGAAAATAGCCGATGTGGTTTGTATTAGATTTGTCTATCTGTCTGAGTGATTCTGATTCGATTATTTCTTCAATTGATTTGTTATAAATTTTAGAGTCGAATGTCAACTTGATAGGATCAACCAAGTTTTTATTGAATTCCTTTAGATTGATTGTGAACCTGTATTTCTCTATCGTTTCTTTGACATGATTAAACAGATCTTCATCTGATATAAATGATAAGCCATATTTTTTATTCATTTTTCATTCCTTTAGGTGTTTAATCATCACTTGAAATTTATCTTATTTATTATTGTATTTAATCACTTATCAACACGAAAGTGAAAGGATTAATCAATAACTTCATAGGGTAATAATTGAAGCTGAAATATCAGCCAGTTACTCTGACTCAATTCTTTACTAACTCAACTTTAATTGCATCTTCAATAAATTGGCAATAAAGCTCATACCCTTCTGCCTGTTCTTTAATCCAATCATGTTTATTATAAACCGCCATTACTCCACGCATTGTGTGGCCTAGCATTTTTTCAGTTACGTGTGGCGCTACGCCATTTTCACTAAGCAATGTTGATATTGATCGGCGGGCATCGTGAGGTAGAAACTTAGGCATTTTGTATTTTTCAAATAGGTGATCCCACATTCGGCAGCAATAGCGGTTAATGCTGTGGGTGGTCATTGGTTTGTTTGGTTTACTGCCCGGTATTAAATACCCGCTGCGACCATATACCATGGCAAGGGTGTCTAAGATGCCTTTCATTTTGGTTGATATTGGCCGGCGGATGGCTTTATTTGTTTTTGAGTTTTCGGGCGGTACTGTCCAAATGTTATTTTCAAAATCAAAATGCTCCCACTTGGCTAAACGAACCTCTGATTGCCGTGCACCTGTTATATAAATTAGCTGCAAACATGCTTTGGTTGCTGGCGTGGCTTTTGAGCTTTCGATTTGAATCCACAGCTTTGCAATTTCGTCAAAGCGCATGACTCGCTGACCTACCGATGATTGCTCGCCAATATCGTTTACGTTTAAGGTTAACACTGGGTTGAATGGTTTTATATCACCGCGTTTTTCAGCCCAGCCGATTATGGATTTTATGCGTACTAATATTGTGCCTGCAGTTTTTGCACTACCCTGCGCTTTTACATCATCAAAATATTTTATCCAATCTTTGATGGTCATTAAATCAAGTGGTTTGGCTTCATCATTTACAAATGGCAAAACCCATTTGCTGACTTGATGTGTATAAAGTATTTGTGTTTTTTCTTTTAGGTCCGGTACTTTTTTTTCAACCCAATCGGCTGCAATCTTTGCCATTGTGGGTAAACCTTTAGCTTCATTGCGCATAAGTTTTAGTTCTATGCGCGGGTCTTTACCTTGGCTGAGCCAGTTTTGAAAATGAGGTATGTAGTCTTGTGCTTGTTTAATGGTTAAACCAGGATAACGGCCAAGCGAGATAATGACCTGCCTGCCATCAACACGACAACGGTATTGCCATGTGATTGTGCCTTTAGCTGATACCCTTACACTTAAACTATCTCTGTGCGATAATACGCAAGGTGTTTGATTTTTATCTAGCAGCTTTCTTAATTTGGTGTCGCTGATCGCCAT